GACATGTCAAAGAAATTCTCACCGATCTTCGACCGCACATTGCTGCCAAGGTTTTCAAGAAAGCCACTCGCCTCTGTGTTGATGCGAGAGAAGAAATCTTCTGGGTTAAACGACTGTCCCAGATTAACATTTGCCGCACCTGTTCGGCCTTCGCTGGCAATGCCTCGCAAGTTGCTACGACCGCCCTCAAGCACTGCACGAGAGATTTCATCAATGTTGTTCTGTACACCAAAACGCTGTTTGTTAATGCTTTCAAGTGCAGAGTTATACCCCGTATCAGTGACAACGCCACGGGCGCGAAGGTTATCAGCGTAACTTCTGCGCTCTTGTTCTTGCTCACCAAGAATTGCCTGAATGGTTGCATCATCACTTTCATTGCTGATCAACCGGCTGTCGAAACCGGCACCAGCAAATGCGTCAATACCACGACCAGCTTTTGCACGTTCCGCAGTCGTAAGCTGATCAAACACAGTGTTGCCAAGACCGGAGAAATAGCTTCCAGGACTTCCATCAAGTTCTGGTACACTCGACTTTCTGCTGTTTGCACCTTGAGAAATCGCTCCCATGAATTGCTCTGGGTCAAGACCCATTTGCGTGAAATACTGCCGTGCTTCATCCAAAGCCGTGCTGTACGACGACGACAAACGATTGTTAAAATTTGTTCGGTCTTGTGCAGATTTTGCATCTGCCGCTGCTCGTGCTTCTCTCGCTGATTGCGCCTCGATTGCTGCAACCTTGTCGCTGTTATCTTGCGGTTGACCGCCACCACCACCACACATTTTAGAACTCCTTTGAAAATCCGACTTCAAATTGCGAAAATCCAAGACGCTTTAGAAGCATCCCAAACTTTTCTTGTTTGAACCCCGTTGACGATCGTAGCAATACTTCCCGAACATTCCTGTTCTTCGCCCACGCTACATATGAATTGATTAGGTCTTTGATCGCTGCAAGGCTGCAAAATTCCGGATCGAAATAAAGCATGTGATCGGCAGCAAGACATTCAGAAGAAAAGTAGTATTCTTGGACTTCTCCGCAAAGCAGCCCAACAAGTTTTTCATCTTTGTCATGGACAAGGTTCAGGAAGAACCGAATGTTTCTTTCATTAACGCTTAGTATTTTATACAACTTTTCATCATTCAAAGCAATAGGCTTGAAACGGCTGTCTTGGCCTTGACGTGTTTGCTCGACCATTTGGTGACCGAGCGCAAGTATTGCAGGAATGTCTGCTGCAACGTATCGACGGATTGAAAACTGTTGCAACATACTTTTTCTTTCTCCATTACAAGGCTTATAACAGGTTACTTTGCTTCTATGTATGCATCATAAATTGCGATGACGGTTCGACCTGCTTGCTGTGACTTTGGCCCACCATCTGCAAGCAATGAAACTGCAAGATCATTTATGGGTTTCTTCAAGCCGCTTGCCAAAGCACTTTCACTTAGGTTTGCGCTTGGACAACCACTTAGCATTGTCATCAGCGTCACCGCTACCAATATCCGCATTTTGAATTGCCTCCGTTGTTTTGCGATACGCCTCCGCATTGTTGCGTCTCATTTTGTCTCGTTCCGCTGTTGCCCCGCTGCGTTTTGCGACCAACCAAGCTGTAACCGCTGCAACGATTGCGCCTAGTGCTGCCCACAATTCACCGGGGATTGCGTTAAATATCAGCGCAATCATGACTTACCCTTCCATCCACGCCAGAATGCAAACGCTGCCAGCGCATTGCCTGTCATCATGCTAAGTGTCAGAATTGCTTCTTTCACGCTGAACGGATACAGATCGAATATCCACGTTGCTGGATCAAACTCACCGTAACCAGCCATGGCAAGGATGCCAGCAACAATCCCGCCAAGGTAAATCCCAAGTCTTGCAAACTTTGACATTATGGAGCCTTTCCAAATATTGCAGCGAACAGCCTCGCCCAGAAACCTATCTTAACTGGTGCAGGCTTGACCACTTTCACGGTAGGAACGTAATCAAGCGGTGGAAGCGTAACTTCTTCTTTCTCCCACGGAGTGTCTTTAATCCGTTGCCACTTCGCAAATGCTGCTGCAATCTTCTTGTCGTATCGGTTTTTGGAAAATCCTGGCCCATTGTAACCACGAGCAAAGCCAGCCCAATCATGTCGACGCAGTTCATCGTCCAGTTTGTTGGTTTTGATGAATGTTATCATAGCCCGCAAATGGACCTCTTCATCGTCAAGGAACGCTGTCACCATGGCCCGCGCCGTTGGAAACCCTGCCGCAGCGTGATTGAACCCCATCACCTGCCCCATTCCCCATGAGGCTGATTGCAGCGCAATCTCTGAATGGATTGCCATAGCACGAAGCAACCGGGGATAGCTGTCAGACGGATAATCACGTTTCCAACCGGGATAGGCTAGACTTTCTCGAACAGCACGATCACGAGAAAGTCCCGGCCCGAGCAGGCGGTAAAAGATATGCGGCTCAAACAGCATCTTAGGTCGGCCCTTGTCGTCAAAGCCTTTCCCTGCTGACTCCGCGTCAAGGATTGCGTGAATTTCATCTTCACCAACACCTATTGCTGCCGCTTCACGGGGCAGGTCAATATCATCAAGTCGTTTTGCTTTACCACGAAAATTCATTTGAACCACTCCAAAATTGTTTCCTTGAAGAACAGCGTGCCTGCCCATACTATCGCACCTATCACACCAAGCAGCGTCAACCCGCCTGTAACCTTTGCGCGTACAGACATGACTAATGCTGTGACAGGTTCGATCTTGTCCAGCCGTTTAACTGCGTCAATTTGGCCATGACGAATGTCGTACAACTCTGCCGAAACTGCTGACCTAGCAACTTCAGTTTCGCGTTGGGCCTCTTTACGATCCCTACGATCGTCGTCAGCCTGCCGTTCCATCCGCTCTAGGATTGCGGCCATGGCGGCAACTTGGTTTGCTATAGATGGTGGCATAAGTTTCCATTCTCCGTCTTGTAAGTGTCAGTAATGCCCGGCGTCTTGGCTGTCTAAAAAACCGCCCATCAAATCAGCCAATTCGCGCTTTGAAATATCGGGGCTGTTCTTCAGCCGCTTTAGCCGCGCCGTGGTCATAAACTCGCGCGGCAACTCTGCGAAAAGCACCGTGCAAACCGTCCAGTTGTGCAGGGTGTTGATGACAGCAAAGGCGAACGTCAGCGGCGTCATAATCCAGCGCCGCCACCCATCGCCCCAGCCGTTGCGCTTCAGCAGATAACCAAGACTGTATAGGGAAAACACGGGCAGGATAACAACGCCGAGTGACAGGAACAAAACCGTACGCTGGAACCCGATCACGCTTGTCTGTGCGTATTTGCTTTCCATCATGCTTTGACCTTGGCCGCGCTGATGAATAGCTGATCCATCCTTTCATCGCTGTATTGCAGCAAATACCCGAAAAACGCGATATTCTGGCTGGTGCGGTTCCAGTCGTCTGCGTTGTCGATGATGATCTTTTCCTGCCAAGATGCAGTTTCCCGATACGCCAGAACCTTGCCCCACTCGGTTTCGCCAAGGGTTAGGATGCCCTGCAATGGGGATATGACCATTACCGCACGGGCTTGGGCCAGCACGATTGCGGGGTCGATAACAGGCTCATTGCCTGCGAAAAACCCCATATCCGCAAGCTGTTCCGGCGTTGCGACCACAACGCCCATATAAGTGCTATCCGACTTGTCGTAGGCGTGAAATTCTTGTTGGTTATTCATAGACTTGCCCTCGCAACTATTCGCCAAGATGCATTCGTAATTGCAACGCCCGCCCCGCCGCCAGTTCCGGTTGTAACGGTCCAGTCGGCTATGTTTGATTTTGCAATTTTTATGGTGGTTGCATTTACAAAGATGGTGCCATTTGACACATAGCCGCCGCTTGTGATGTCCATGGCTGGTAGTTCCAACTCATCTCCCACCGCATAGCCTACGTTTGCGGTGGTGCAGACGAGGGTGACAAGCCAGCGGGTCGGCTTCGCACCAAGCCCGTGTGTGAAAGTCAAAACTGCACCCGCCGCTGGAAGGGTTGTTGCTGCGCTGGTGTATCCCCAGACCCGTGCCGCCTGCCCCAACCGCTGCCCCGACACAGTGCCGAATACCGTGCTGGCGGGGTTCTCGGCTTGGAGTTGGGTGAGTTCAGGCGGCGTAGGTTGACGCCATGCGCTAAACACTCCAGCCACACATGCCCGAAACCACAGTTGCAGCCCATCTCCGCTTAGAACAAGCTGCGACAGGTTATTGGTGCCAGCGCCGCGCACCGTCAGCACCGTGCCGGTTGCCACGCCTGCGGGCTTGGTGCCAGTGGTGGTGCCGTCAAAGCGCGCCAATGAGCCGGGGATGGTGGTTGCGTTGATGTTGGCCAGCAACGGGCCAATACCGACTTGGCCAAGGCCGAACGCTCCGGGAGTTAAAAGCCTGCCCGCCGTTGCGTCAGTGACACTAGTTTGCGGTACAAGGACTAGCGCCGTTCGCATCGCAGCGAAGTTTGCCGCCGTGACCAGCGTTTTAGCGTTGGCAGACAATCCGAGGTTTGTCAGGGCTGTTGAAGCATTGGCAAGGTCATTGAGATTATTGGCGACCAGCAACACCCCCGCCGCCGAAACATAAGCTGCCCCCCATGAAGCACCGAGCCAAACCTTCATCACGTTGTTCGCCGTGTCGTAGTAAAGATCACCAACCTCTAGCGCCGAACCGTCATTGTCCAGCGTTGGATCGGTCGCATAAGGTCCGAGGTACACGTCCTCAAAGTTTGCAAAGGCCAGCAACGCTGCGTCCTTGGCTGCAATCGTCGTGGCTTTGTCTGCGGCAACTGTCGAACGGTCGGCAGCGACTGCGGTGCGGTCAAGGTCAGTTTGAACTCTATCGGCCACCGTTTGAATACGATCTAGTCCCGTTTGCACGCGGTCTGCTGCTGTGGCGGTTGCATCCAGTCCTGTCTGCACTGCATCTGCCGCAGTAGCAGTTGCGTCCAATCCTGTCTGAACCCTATCAGCCGCCGCGGCAACAGTGTCCGCCGCCGTCTGGACCAGATCAGCAGCAACAGCGGTCCGGTCCAGTCCAGTTTGCACCTTGTCAGCCGCAGTCGCCACTGTGTCCGCTGTTGTGTCTACGAGGTCGGCGGCAACTGCTATCCGGTCGAGGCCTGTCTGCACTCTGTCGTCCACTGTTTGTATGCGGTCCAAACCAGTCTGAACCCGATCTGCTGCTGTAGCAGTTTTATCAAGCCCTGTTTGTACCCTGTCGGCCGCAGTTTGTATGCGATCCAGCCCGGTCTGAACCCGATCAGCCGCCGTGGCAACAGTGTCTGCATCAGTCAAGACCAGATCAGCCGCAACTGCGGTACGATCTAATGCGGTTTGAACAGCGTCCGCCGCAGAAGCTACAGCCGATGCTTCGGCAGCAGTCCGGTCAAGTCCTGTCTGTACTCTGTCGGCAGCAGTTTGCGTACGGTCGAGGCCAGTCTGCACACGATCAGCAGCAGTTCCGGTTTTATCAATTGCAGTTTGCACTCGGTCGGCGGCAGTCGCTGCTTTATCGGCTGTGGTTACAACACGATCAGCCGCAGTTGTAGCAGCAGCTTCTGTCGTCGCAACTCTGTCTGCTGCTACGACAATACGATCGGCACCAGTTGCAATGCGATCAAGGCCCGTTTGTACTCTGTCTGTACCTGCTAAAACTGCGGAATTAAGTGCATTCGTTGCTTGTGTGGTGGCAAGTCCTGTTTGAATAGCAGATTTTATTGAGTAATGCTTTGCAGAAAACTCGCCAGCAGCAACAACAACATTTTCTGCTTCACTTGCCCACTTCTGTGCTTGATCGGCTGCAACAAGTGCATCAAGCACTGACAGGCTTTCCCAATTCGCGGCATTCAAAATGCGGTCTGCTGCAAAAGTCGCAGGAGCCGCCTCTGTTACATAGCTTGTAATGACCCGGTAAAGTTTGCTGTCAGTAACATCGGCAAAAACTTCGTCAGCCACGACAGCCGTGCTGTTTTTGTAAACACCTTTGACATTGGTCAAACCAAACACAGTAAACATGGCAGCGTCAATGACACGGAAGTTGTCATTAACTTTATCATGCCAAGGACTTGTGTCAAAGTTTGGAATGTTAAGTGATAGATATGGAGTTGTCATCGACGAAATCCTTGTGCTTTGCGGTATATCAGTGAGATAGATGAAAACTTCAGTGCAGCACTTGTCGAACCAGTAAAACGCAGTTTCACGATGTTAAATTTGCTTGGCATCTTGTACATGCGTTCATCATTAGTTCTTCTGCCACCGCCAAAACCACCAACATCAACACCGTAACCGGGGGTGTCTCCACCACGAAATTGCAAAACCATTGTGGGATTAAGCGAACCATCAAGCCTTTTATAGATGTTATCTATGAAAATGCTCAAAGCAAATTCTGCTGTTCCCCGTGTCTCCATCGCAACATTTACGAGACCCTTGCTGCGAATACGACTATTTGCATCAAACCAAGGCAACTCCCATGCGAAGTCAATCGGCGTTCCTGCAAACACATCGGTCTGTTTGTCTGTATAGTAATCTTCATCTTCAACTGTACCATTGCCGTAAAGATAAAGTTTTGTGTCCTCGAAAAACACAAGTCTATTCTGTCCTGTTTCTACTCCACCTTGGAAAGACCACCCAAGAATTTTAGACCATGACACTTGCTTGAAACCGTCTTTGAATGTCATAGCAAAAACTTGGTACGTTTCGTCAATTTGCCGCAGAAAGACGAACAATCTTTTCTCGGCTGGATCACGCACAACATACGAGAAGTTGCTGCCTATGTCCAGCTTCGCAATGGATTGCGCATACAGCTTTCCAAGATCAGCCGTTAGATCAGCCGGTGAAAGCTGCGCGGAGAACTGTTGTTGTGTAAGTGTTTGCACACCTGTTCTGCTTGCGAAAGCCAATTCTTTATTTGTCGTAAACAACGAGCGGTGATTGATGATTTTTGTATCTTGCAGCGTGTCAACCACTTTTGGCGTATGATCGCCACCAGCATCAAACACATCGAGTTCCAGCACGAGAACATATTCTTCAAAGAACACCACAAGACTGTTACGAAAATCTGCAACACCCAAAATCTTTGTGCCGGTCGTTGCGGTGTACGCACCAAGTTTAATCGAAATCGAGTTGTTTGGTGCTGCATCACCCGGCCAGACACCGGACGTACCAGCACTCGAAATAAAGATTTCATCTGTATCGTTGAAGCCTGCCATGATGCAGTAGTTTGCGGCGGTCGTTACGAAGCTTGTAATGGGTGTGAAAAGGTTGCTACCTGTTGCAGGGTCTTGTAGATATGTCACAACCAAAGATGTGCTGATCGACAATGGTTTGTCTTGGCCATTTACAACAATAAGTGACGACCCAAATACAGCTGTGTCAACTGACAATGCTCCCGCAGACCACGCAGCTGGTGATCCGGGAAGCAGGGCAGCGATAGCCGTATTCCAAATTGGGACAACAACTCCTGCGAGGTTGACCGCTTCAATGTTCCCGTTCTGCAAGAAACAAATAACACTGTTGTTAAAGAATGCTGTCTCAAGAATAACGCTCGAACAAGTTGCAAGTTCTTTCGTGCCGTACCGAACCTTCATGCCCTGTTCTTCGTCACGAAACACGTTATCTGCGACAACCGAAAACCGGCTCCGCAGATTTGTTTCATTTTCAGATACACGCAAACCGCCAGAAAAATCCCGCAAAGTCAAATCTTGGACATTTGCGGCACTCTTTGGCAACTTCGTGATTGCAGGAAAAGCTGATAACGTCATTATGCCACCGTAAAGCTGTCAGGGTTTCTACGACCGTAACGAAGAATGCGATCACTGTCTTGCGTAATCAAATCCTGATACCGTTGATCAAACATTGCAGAATGTCTTGCTTCGCTGCCGGGGTTCATACCATCGGTTGAAAGCATCGTTGACACTACGAAGTGCTTGATACAGATTTCGTCAAAAGGAACAACATCGGTGCCTGCCAAAAACTTTGCTGGCATACGTCTTGCACGAACCTTGATTTGTCCAGTCATCGTCTGTGGAAAGACTTTGAAGAACTTATCTGCATACTGCGGATGATCCCAAGAAAAGATAGCAAATCCTGGAAAATCTCCTGTGATAAAATCATCATCAGGAATATAGCGAAGCACATCACGATCACGGAATGGATCAGTCCTGATCCATTTTATGTCTTGCACTTTCGCAATCTTAAAAACTTCATCTGTGATCACTCCTGCAACACCGTCGAGCGTGTGCGTTGTTGTGTTGGTCAAGTGATCCCAAAACCGTTTGTCAAACAGAAAGCGGAAACAGTTATTGATTGTCTCAATAATCTGTGGTTCCGTATATGTCTGAACGGCAGAACCTCCGACGAGGTTTAGTTCCATCAAAACAGAGTCAATTAGATCGCTGACAGTTGGATACATTTTAACCTCGTCGAAGGGTTGAGAAAGGTGTTACAAGGCTTGTACCGGATTACCGACCGGCATAACCAAGCAAACCACCAACAGCATCAGTCGCATTGAATTTTGCAACGACTTCCAATGTTCGAACACCGTTTGGTGCAGCACCAGCAGCAGGCGCCCAAGTACCGCGAGGATCACCAGTCGCAGCAGTCTGGGGATTTGTCAGCACCGCAGCAACGGTTGTACCAGCAGACTGAATGGCGCCAGCAACATAGTATTCCAACACGTTTTGCAGCACGAAAGGCATACCGAAGCCGACACCGTGACCCAGAGACAGGTTGCCAGCAGCGGTGCCGTTGACAACTCGTGTGATCGTCTTGAACGCTTTCAACGTCGATTGCGCAGTTGCGGCGACCAAGGTCATCGTTTGCGAAATGCCTTGACCAAGATAATCAGTGCCGTGGATGGTAATCGTACCAGCGCCGACAGAGGTTACTTGAACAGTCCGACCAAACTCGTTGTTGACGATCAACGCAGGTTTGAACAACGAAATCTGATCAGCAGCTTTCGACACTGCGTTGAGCAAACTCGTTGGCGACGATGCGATCGGCGTAACAATCTCGAAACGACCTTGTTGGGTCATATCGAGTTGTGCATGAATATCCATAAACGGCACATAAATGCTGCCTTGATCATGCGTGAAGGGAACAGTAATAGTCATGCCACATTCTCCTTGAATTGCGCAAGCATCATGGTCTGCTTGCTATAGTTGGTGTCCTGATCAAATGGATGACCACTTTTGGAAATGCACCCATTGACGACTGCATCTTCCATTTGTTGCCAAGCATCAAGACGCTGCTTGAGGTGCATAGCGAACTTGTAACGGCCCGCTGTGCTGGTTTGATCGGTCACACTGTCGAAATTCAGAATTTCGGGCTGCTCCATGTAACCACGGCGCTCGGCCTCTTTTCCTGACATGACTTGCGATGTGCGGTTCGGATAAAACACGATCACGGGGTTTTCAACGTCCACGCTTTCTTGCTTGTTCTCACGCAGCTTTGTGTCGAACTTCGTGCGCACCGTTGCAATCTTGCCCGTTACAGGCCGTGTAACGAAGGCAAGGGTTGCCGGTCCATCGGTTTTCATTGACATTTCAGATTCTCCTTACACTTTGTTCGAGACGAATGCGTGGGTGCGGTAGTTCTTCCACGAACACAGCTGATACTCCATGATGTACCGTTTGCCGATCACGTCTTGATCGTACGGCGCAGCAAGGTCTTTCATCTTCATGTTCGCAGACTTCAAGATGTGGATCATCATCTCGTTTTCGTTGAGGAAGTAGCCCTGATCTGGATCAAGTTCTTCGTCATAGATGATCGGGATTTCTTGGTGCGTTGAACCAATCAAGCCCAGATTGGCAAGTTTTTTGCCAAAACCACTCTGCGGAAGTTGCACAGTCTGCTTGTCTTTGACTGCCGAGCGGTGCATGTTGAACAGCTTACGACCAAGGAAGATCACAGTGACCTTGCCTTCATCGTTGTTCATGTCCAGCAGAATATCGTCAAAAATATCTTCGATATTCAGAGCAGTCATCGTACCTGCGAACAGGTAAACGCTTGGACGAAACAGTGGCTGCGTAGCCAAGTTGATTTCACCAATCGTACCGGCGGTAACAACTTCTGGCAACAGGTTGCCCAAGCCAAGCGGGTCTTTGCCGGAGTTGGCGCTGACGGCTTTCTTGCGCTGATACTGCTTGATAGCAATTTCCAGTGCTTTCATCTTGGCGGCAGCAATATCAGTGATCTTCGCTGCACCCATGTTTTCGTCAACTTCCTGATCGGAAATGACGTAAGTACCAACAACGCGCGTCATGTTGTAACGCACAGTGTCCAGTTCGCTGGTTTGCGACACAGGCACACGGTCGTAGTATGTTGCCGGGCCAACGTTGGGGTTGCCACCAACCAAGATCGGGTTGGAAATTTCTGGTCCACCATCTTCGGTTTTCACTTTACCTGCGGCTGCAAGATACGAGTAAACACCACCGGGAAGAATTGCAGCGATACGCAACTTCTTCATGCTGCGTTCGGCCATTGCGTGAATAAGGTCTGCGGGTTTCATGGTTTGAAGTCCTCACGAATTGATTGAGCAATTTGCTCGAATGACATGTTAGCATACTCACGATTTGGACTTGTTACACGCCTTGTAACAGGTGCAGGAGTTTGCCTTGCTTGCGGGGAAGGTTGCGGAGACCGATACTGCTCAACGGCTTTCTCTGGCTGTCGGGCCAAATAGGCAGAAAAACGCATCCAAATCTCGTCCAATTCCATGTCGGGGAACTGTGTTTTGGCCTTAGCAATTTGTTCTTCATACTGCGCAGCTTCTGGATAATCATTCAGAAACTTCGTAGCAATTGCTGCTGCCGACTCTGCTGTCATGGGTTGGTTTGCGGGTGTATCTGCTTGGGCTTTCTTAGCCAGCATGTCCGTTACAATGCTTGTAAGGGTTTCTTTGACGGTTGCGGGATCAATCGCGCTACCAACACCGAGCGTTGATATATTTATACCATTCATGTGCATCTGTGTCAAGAGTTTTTTTACGGCTGCAATCGGATCAGCCTTGTAACTTTTCATCAAATCAATTGACGCTGTTACATCAGTCTCTGATAGACCTGTCTCGGTGGCGAGGTCCATACGCGGTTTCGCCAACGCTTCGTTGTATTTGCCAAACAGTTCCTTAAACTTGTTTCCAAGTTCGAGGTTGCTGACAGCCATACGTTTTGCTGCCTCACGCTGTTCACGCCCTTCACGCTTCACACGTTCAAAGAATGTCCGTGCCTTACCAGACGCCGCAATGATCGTACCATCGTCGAGAACGAGATTTTTGTTTTCATCTTCCTTCAAGTAACGATCAAGTGCAGGAAGCTTTTCCGCCGCAGCAACTTGATCAGGCGTCTGTGTTGGCGCAACCTTAGCAGCTTCATCCGCCAATCCTTCTGCC